GGTCACACACCTCAACCAGGTCGAGCTGGCGGCTCGATGGAAGATCAGCCCGCGCACGCTGGAGCGCTGGCGCTGGACGGGCGACGGGCCCGCCTTCATCAAGATCGGCGGCCGGGTCGTGTACCGGCTCGAGGACGTCGAGACCTACGAGCGCACGCAGCTGCGCGCCAGCACCGCTGACACCACCCCCAAGCCCGCGGCGTGAGGGAGGTGATCATGACCATTCCCAACACCATCACGCTCGACGCGCTCCGGCACATGGCCGTCGGCGACATCTCGGCCCTGCCGGCGGAAGACCTCGCGCGGCTGCAGGCTGACGCCGAGGCGGCGCTCCGCGACGCGAAGGGTCTGCGCGACTGGCTCGATGGGGCCATCGCGCTCAAGTACGGCGACCGAGCTGCGCAGGCGCGCCACGAGGCCGGCAAAGATACCGGGACCGTGCGCTTCGGCGACGGGCCGGTCACCGTGGTCTCCGAACTCCCCAAGAGGGTTGACTGGGACCAGGACAAGCTCGCGGAGCTCGTGGAGCGGATCCGGGCCGAGGGGGATGACCCCGACGCCTATGTCGACATCAGCCTGAAGGTTCCCGAGCGGAAATACACCGCCTGGCCGCCGGCGATCCGCAGCGCGTTCGAGACGGCGCGCACGGTCCGCACCGGCAAGCCGACCTTCCGGCTCGTCCGTGACGGGGAGGCGCCGGCATGAGCCTTCCCATCATCAGCGCCGATGCGCGGCTTGCGGAGCCGCGCGGCATCAAGGGCTGCATCTTCGGCAAGTCCGGCATCGGCAAGACGACGCTGCTCTGGACGCTCGACGCGCGGTCCACGCTCTTCATGGATCTCGAGGCCGGCGATCTGGCGATCGAGGGCTGGCAGGGCGACACGATCCGGCCGCGCACCTGGACCGAGTGCCGGGATTTCGCGGTTTTCATCGGCGGGCCCAACCCCGCGCTCCGGGACGACCAGTCCTACAGCGCGGCCCACTACGAGGCGGTCTGCGCGACGTTCGGCGATCCGGCCGCGCTGGAGCGCTACGACACGATCTTCGTGGACTCGATCACCGTGGCGGGGCGGCTCTGCTTCGGCTGGTGCAAGGGCCAGCCCGAGGCGACCTCGGAAAAGACGGGCAAGCCGGATGTCCGGGGCGCCTACGGTCTGCACGGCCGCGAGATGATCGGCTGGCTCACGCATCTCCAGCACACGCGGGCCAAGAGCGTCTGGCTCGTGGGGATCCTCGACGAGCGGCTCGACGACTTCAATCGGCGGTACTTCGTGCCGCAGATCGACGGCTCCAAGACCGGCCTCGAGCTGCCGGGGATCGTCGATGAAGTCATCACGATGGCCGAGCTCGCGGATGATGGCGGTGCGTCGTACCGCGCCTTCGTCTGCCAGACGCTCAACCCCTGGGGCTATCCGGCCAAGGACAGATCGGGGCGTCTCGACCAGCTCGAGGAGCCGCATCTCGGGCGGCTGATGGAGAAGATCCGCCAGCCGGCGCCGCCCGTCTCCGAGCGCCTGACCTTCGCGCAGCCCGCGGTCGTACCCGCCCAATCCGACACCTGAACAGACCAGAAAGGACCACTGCCATGTCCGGTTCGTGGAACGATTTCAACGACGCCAAGAACAACGCCAACCTCATCCCCAAGGGCACGCTGGCCAAGGTACGCCTGACCCTCCGCCCGGGCGGCTACGACGACCCCGCTCAGGGCTGGACCGGGGGCTACGCCACGCACGGCACCACCGGCTCGGTCTATCTCTCGGGCGAGTTCACCGTGCTCGAGGGGCCCTATGCCCGCCGCAAGGTGTTCAGCCTGATCGGGCTCTACAGCCCGAACGGGCCCAACTGGGCCAACATGGGGCGCAGCCTCGTGCGCGGCATTCTCAACTCCGCCCGCGGGATTTCCGACAAGGACACCTCGCCGGAGGCGCAGGCGGCGCGGCGGATCAACGGCTTCGCCGATCTCGACGGGCTCGAGTTCGTCGCTCGCATCGACATCGGCACCGACACCAATGGTGACGACAAGAACGAGATCCGGGGGGCCATCACGCCCGACCACAAGGACTATGCGAGCCTGATGGGAGCGGCGCCGCGCCCGGCGCCCGCACCGTCGGCGGGCGCACAGCCCGCTGCTGCCCCGCAACCCCCGGCCGGCGCCCCCGGGCGGCCGTCCTGGGCGCAGTGAGGGAGGATCGGCCATGCTGCTTCGCCCCCGCCAGAAACAGTTCGTCGAGCGCAGCCTGTCTGCGCTCGACACCCACGGCAACGCGCTCGGCGTCGCGCCCACCGGTGCCGGCAAGACCATCATGCTCTCCGCTGTCGCGGGTCGCGCCGTGGGGGGCACCGATGCCAGGGCCTGCGTCCTGGCCCATCGCGACGAGCTGACTAGCCAGAACCGGGCCAAGTTCGCGCGGATCAATCCGGAGATCACGACCTCCGTCGTCGATGCCCGGGAGAAGGCGTGGAACGGCCAGGTCACTTTCGCCATGGTTCCCACGCTCGCGCGAACCGGCAATCTGGACGCGCTGCCGGCGCTCGATCTGCTGGTGATCGACGAGGCCCACCACGCGGCCGCGGAGAGTTACCGCCGGATCATCGACCGGGCGCGCGACCGCAACCCGGACTGCCGGGTCTACGGCGTGACAGCCACGCCGAACCGCGGCGACCGCAAGGCGCTGCGGCCGGTCTTTTCCAATGTCGCCGACCAGATCCGGATCGGCGAGCTGATCGGCTCGGGGCATCTCGTCCCGCCGCGAACCTTCGTGATCGATGTCGGCGTGCAGGAGGAGCTCGGGCAGGTTCGCAAGACCGTCGACGATTTCGACATGGAGGCGGTCGACGCGATCATGAACCGCGCGCTCGTCACCGAGGCGGTGATCCGGCACTGGAAGGAGAAGGCGCGCGACCGCCAGACCGTCGTGTTCTGCTCGACCGTGGATCACGCGCGCAACGTGGCTGCGGCCTTCGCGGCGGCCGGGGCGCCCTCCGGGCTCGTCCATGGCGACATGAGCGCCGGCGAACGGCGCGCGACGCTCGAGGCCTATGCCGCCGGCGATGTGCAGGTCATCGTCAATGTCGCGGTGCTGACCGAAGGCTGGGATCACCCGCCGACCTCCTGCGTCGTGCTGCTGCGGCCCAGTTCCTACAAGTCGACCATGATCCAGATGGTCGGCCGCGGGCTGCGCACCGTGGATCCGGCCGAGCACCCTTGCGTCGTCAAGACCGACTGCATCGTCCTGGATTTCGGGACATCGACGCTGATGCACGGGGCGCTGGAGCAGGATGTCGATCTAGATGGGCGCGAGGTGACGGGCGACGCGCCCACGAAGGAGTGCCCCGACTGCGGCGCGCAGGTGCCGATCGCCACCATGGAATGCCCGCTCTGCGGGTATCTCTGGGAGCGCGAGACGGACGAGGGCGGCGATCCGCTCGGCGCCTTCGTGATGTCCGAGATCGATCTGCTCAAACGCTCGAGCTTCCGCTGGGTGGATCTCTTCGGTGACGACGGCGCGCTCATGGCGGGCGGGTTCAGCGCCTGGGGCGGCGTCTTCTTCCTCAACGGCCGCTGGTACGCGGTCGGCGGGGTGCAGCGGACGCGCCCGCGGCTGCTCGCGGTGGGCGAGCGCACCGTCTGCCTCGCGGCGGCCGATGACTGGCTCAACGAGCACGAGAGCGACGAGAGCGCCCACAAGACCCGTCGCTGGCTGAACCAGCCGCCGACCGACAAGCAGCTCGCCTGGCTGCCGGCCGAGTACCGGCAGGATTTCGGGCTCACGCGCTATCAGGCCTCGGCGCTGCTGTCCTTCCGCTTCAACCGCCCGGCCATCCGCGCGCTCGTGTTCGGGGCGGACGGCGAGGCCGACACCGTCGGGAGGGCGGCATGAGCCATGGCGTCGAATTCCCGTCTTTCCGCCGCGGAGCGGCATCGGCTCTGGCATCCGCGCGGCGCGCTCTGTGCCGTCTGCGGGCAGCTCCCGCATGGCTTTGGCTGGCGCGATCCGGTGCGCTCAAAGCGGACCCGGCCCTCGGTCTGGTTCTGCTCGATGGCCTGCCAGAGCGACTGGACGCGCCGGGCGCGCGCGGGTGTCGGCATGGTTGATCTCACCGAAGAGGAACGCGCCGCGGTGACCGCCACGATGCAGCGGGTGGCGCTGCTGATGGACGAGATCGGCTGGCGCACGCAGCTCGCCGATCTGTCCGAGGCGCAGGTGCGCGCGCTGATCGAGGAGGCGGTCGAGGGCTTCCGCGAGGCCATGGCCGACCAGGCCCGGGCCAATGCGCCGGAGGTCCCGTTTTGACGCTGGATTACAACCACCGCCCCGGTATCGCCGAGCGCATCAACGCGGCCGTGGACGCGGCCCTCGAAGCGGAGCGCGCGGCCACGCCGCCGCGCGACTACCTCGGTGGCTCGCGTCTGGGCCACGCTTGCGCGCGCGCGCTGCAGTTCGAGTTCGCCGGTGCGCCGAAGGACGAAGGTCAGGATTTCTCCGGCCGGTCGCTCCGCATCTTCGCGATCGGGCACGTGCTTGAGGATCTCGCCATCCGCTGGCTGCGGGCGGCGGGGCTGGACCTCTACACCCGCAAGGGTAACCGCCCGGACGGCGAGCAGTTCGGCTTCGCCGTCGCCGGTGGGCGCATCCGCGGCCATGTCGACGGGATCGTCGCCGAGGCCCCCGCAGCGCTGGGGCTGCGCACGCCCGCGCTCTGGGAATGCAAGACCATGAACGCGAAGAACTGGCGCGAGACCGTGGCCAAGGGCGTGACCGTTGCCAAGCCCGTCTATGCCGCGCAGATCGCGCTCTACCAGGCTTACATGGAAGCGACGGTGCCCGGCATCTCGGCGGCCCCCGCGCTCTTCAGCGCGATCAACAAGGACACGGCCGAGCTGCACCACGAGCTCGTGCCTTTCGATGCCGATCTCGCGCAGCGCATGTCGGATCGCGGCGTGCGGATCCTGCGGGCGACTGATGCCGGCGAGCTGCTCCCGCGCGTCGCGCGGACGCGGGATTTCCACGAGTGCCGTTTCTGCCCGTGGGCCGAACGCTGCTGGAGCCTGCCGGCATGAGCGACGAGTCGATCATCCACTTCAATCCGTGGCGCGACTTCAACGACGCCGCGCCCGCGCCGGACGCGTTCGGGATCGAGCCGGACCCCGAGCAGATCGCGGCGTTCCTCGATGTCGTCTTCGGCTACTGCGACGGCCTGATCCCCGTTCGCGGGTTTGTCGACAAGGGTCAGGGCTTCGACGGACGGCCGCACAACATCTGGATCGCGGCGGACGCGGCGGCGCCGGAGAGGATGACCACCTTCGCGGGCTGGGCCTGGCGGGAGGGCGCCGCCGTCTACGTGATCCCCGGCACCGTGGCCGAGCAGGGCGAGGCGCGGGCCGCCGATGTCGTGCAGATGCAGACCGTCGTCGTGGATCTCGACACCGGCGACATCCCCGCCAAGCTCGCCCATCTCCGCGATCATCTCGGCCGGCCCACGCTGATCGTCGAGAGCGGCGGGCGCACGCCCGAGGGGCGCGACAAGCTCCATGTCTGGTGGCGTCTGACAGAGCCGGCCGAGGGCGCGGATCTCGACGAGGTCTGCCGCCTGCGCGGCGAGATCGCCGCCAGGGTCGGCGGCGACACGCATTTCCGCTCGGCGCATCAGCCCATCCGCGTCGCCGGCAGCGTCTACCACAAGAGCGGGTTCCAGCGGCTCGTCCGGATCGCCGAGCACGCCGATCACGAGGTCGACCTCGCCGATTTCGCCGAGGCCGTGGCGGCCATGCCGGCCATGGACACCGTCGCGGGCACCGCCGCGGCACCGAGCGACAAGCCCGCCATCGACGCGGTCCTCACGAGCCCGGTCCGCGCGGCCGGCGCTGACGACTGGACCCGGTTTCAGGGCGCCAGCGCGGCCATCGGCCATTTCCTGCGGCTGGTGCACGAGGGGCGGCTCTCCGGGCCCGAGGGCTGGGAGGCGATCTGCGGCTACAACGCCGCGATGCTGCGCCCGTCCTGGCCGCTGGATCGCCTCGCGCGCGAGACCGAGCGGCTCTGGGCGCTGCATGTCGAGCGCAACGGCCCGCCGCAGGCCGCGCGGCCCGCCCCGCTGGTCGAGGCTTTCACGCTGGGCGCGCTGCTCGACGACACCAGCCCGATGCCCGAGGACATCATCGCCCCGCGCGTGCTCACGCCCGGCGGCCTGATGGTGCTGGGCGGCGCGCCCAAGGTCGGCAAGAGCGACTTCCTGATCTCCTGGCTGGTCCACATGGCGGCCGGCGCGCCCTTCCTCGGCTTTGCGCCGCCCCGGCCGCTGCGCGTGTTCTACCTGCAGGCCGAGATCCAGTATCACTACCTGCGCGAGCGCCTGCAGGCGCTGCGCCTGGAGCCGCATCTGCTTGCCGCGGCGCGCGACGGGTTCGTCGCCACCCCCAAGCTCAAGCTCCTGCTCGACGCCGACGGCCTGCCGCGCGTGATCGAAGCGGTCCAGAGCGCCTTCGGCGATCCGCCGGTCGACATTCTCTGCATCGACCCCATCCGCAACCTCTTCGACGGCGGCGCGGATGGCGGCGGCGAGAACGACAACGCCGCGATGATGTTCTTCTTGCAGGAACGCGTCGAGCCGCTGCGCGAGGCGGTCAACTCCGACTGCGGCGTGATCCTCGCCCACCACACGCGCAAGCTCGGCAAGACCCAGCTGCGGGAGGACCCGTTCCTGGCGCTCTCCGGGGCGAGCGCGCTGCGCGGGTTCTACACCTCCGGTCTGATCCTGCACCGTCCGGACGAGGAGCGCCCCGAGCGGCGCCTCGAGTTCGAGCTGCGCAATGGGCCCGCGCTGCCCGCGAAGCTGATCGACAAGCGGGACGGCGGATGGGTGGAGCTCGATCCCTCCGGCGAGCGCATCGTGCGCCGCGATTTCGGGGAGAAGCTCGACGCGGAGCGGCTGCGCAAGCGCGACGTGATCCTCCAGCTCCTGCTCGACGAGGCGGCGCGTGGGAAGCTCTATACCGCGCTGAGCTTCGCCGAAAGCTACGAGAACAGGGCGGGGCTGGGCGGCAAGGACACGATCCGCGACCGCATCGGCGTGCTGGCCACGAAGGGCGACATCAAGTTCGTGCGTGACGGCAGCCCGTTCGGTTTGCCGCGCTCCACCTCCCGGTTCGGCTATCTCTGCGTCGAGGGCATGGTGTTCCCGACCGGCGAGGAAGAAGTCGACGCCGAGACCGGGGAGGTCCGGCCGGTGCGCATCCCCGTCCTGCCCAGCACCTACAAATGCCCGCAGAGCGGCGCCGCGCTGCCCGTCGAGAACCCGGCCGTCTGGGTCTATCCGGAGGTCGAGGCATGACGGACAGGCCCTGCGCAGAATCCCGCAGCTTCAAGTTGGGAGAGTTGGGAAGAGCGTTCCCAACTGCTTGCGCACCGGCCCGCGCGGCTTCGGCCCGGCCCGCAGGTTCAAGTTGGGAAGGCCTTTCCCAACTCCCTGCGCGCCATTGCGACGGCGCCCGCCCGACTGCGCAGGTTCAAGTTGGGAAGATACCAGCGCCCAGCGGGCTTCCCAACTTCGAATTCCTCAATTCTCGCAGGCCCTTACGGGTCATCCGAAGTTGTGGGGGTGAAAGCCACCCCCTTCGGGGGTGGGGAGAACGCCGCAAGGCGGGTTCTCCGCTCCCACCCCCGGGGGCTTCGCGCGCGCGTGCTGCCGATGCCCCCGTCCACCCCATCCATCGCAAGGGAGATTGTCGCCATGACCCATTCAACATCTGCAACCGCCGTCACCGACACCCGGCCGATGCCCCCTGTCCGGTCGACCTCCGGGCGCCCCGTGCTGGCTCTCGACCTCGGCACCACCACCGGATGGGCGCTGCGTGACGCGGACGGGATGATCCTGAGCGGTACGGCCAGCTTCCGCCCCGGCCGCTTCGACGGCGGCGGGATGCGATACCTGCGCTTCACCAACTGGCTCTCCGAGTTCGACCGCCTGAGCGGGCCGATGGCCAGCATCTGGTTCGAGGAGGTCCGCCGCCATGCGGCGACCGATGCGGCCCATGTCTATGGCGGGCTCATGGCCACGCTGAGCGCCTGGGCCGAGCTGCGCGGCGTGCCCTATCAGGGCGTGCCGGTCGGCACGATCAAGCGCCATGCCACTGGCAAGGGCAATGCGAACAAGGCCGCGATGATCGCGGCGGCACAGGCCCGCGGCTTCTCGCCGGCCGACGACAACGAGGCCGACGCCATCGCGATCCTGCTCTGGGCGATCGAGACGGAAGGAGGTGTACAATGAGGTGGCACCCCAGGGGCTATGGCGGCCAGCGCCGCGATCCGGAACAGGTCAAGCGGGACGGCTGGCGCGAGCAGCGCGTCCTGGCCGTCGCTCTCGACGACGAGCGTCTGACATGGCCCGAGCGGGAGCTCCTCCGCCAGCTCGGTGACAAGCTCTACGGGCCGCAGCAGGAAGGCCGGGGAGGCGACCATGGATAAGTGGACCCCGTCCCTCGTCGAGGCCCGTCTCGCTGAGGCCGCCTTCGTGCTCAAGCGGCTGCCCGAGCCGCGACGGCAGGGCTACTTCAGCACCTGGCCCGAGATCGTCCACAGCTTCGCCGACAAGGTGGGCCAGGAGCCCAAGCCAATGCGCGTGCTTCCCTCGCCGCAGGCGATCAGCCGGATGGAGGAGACGCTCACCTGGACCGCCTGCCTCGATCCCGACGACGGCAAGATCGTCTGGATGAAGGCCTACGGCGAGCGGTGGAAGACCATCTGCTGGACGGTCGGGCTGCAGCGCTCGGCCGCCCACCAGCACTGGCTCTACGGGCTCTGCGTGATCTCGCTGACACTCAACAGGCGGCGGTTCAATCGCAACCTCTCCAAGCGGCGCGTGATCGAACTGGCCGGTGGCGCGTAAGGCGTCGCGCCACCGGGTAAGGTGTCCGCCGGACACTTTTCGATGGGACAGAAACGGCTCTCCGGCGGTACGAACGGGGTATACTCGGGAGAGGCGCGCGCGGCGCGGTCCCGAAAGAAACCATCCTTTCGTTGGCCGGGCCGCTAGCAAAGGAAAAGCGCATATCCTTTCCTTGCGGGCCGCTGTCCGCCGCCCTCCAGCCCTGGCAGCCGAGTTCGCGGGTCCTTCCTGGCGACATCGTATGCTGGCGGGCGTGGCGCGATACATCGCCAGCGACAGGGCCGGATTTTTGGGAAGCCACCCGGACCGCGGATCCACCCGAACCCCGCGCAAACCCCAATGAACGCTGGCCTTCGGGCCGGATGCCCCGGACGCCGCTGGACCCCGCCTGGAGTCCAGCGCGGCATCCGGAGTCCGGACCCCGGCCGGAATCCACATGAACGACGGACACCACCCGCCCATGACCTTGAGCTTCGCCCCGGAGCGGATCGAGCACTGGCCGCTGGCCAGGCTCCAGCCCTACGCCCGCAACGCGAAGCAGCACGGGGCGGATCAGGTCGCGAAGC